GTCTGAAGGACCACTGGTCCGGTGGGTTTTATTTTTGTGTGTTTTCCATCACACATCTCTGCCCGTGGGCGCGCAGAGAATCTCCCCCTAGAAAGCGGGAGAACTCCTTGAGTTACGTAATCAGGTTCGGATCGCGTAACAGGAGCCAGGATCGGTTGTGATGTGGTGTGAGAAAGTAAGGGAGCCGTCTTCGTACGGGTTCCCCCTCCGCATGTGCGGCAGCGAGTTCTTGCTGTTCATCATCATCACTGTCAAATCGTCCATGAATGGGAGGTGCTAGGTCGGTTCTGTGGTTGTCAGGTTCAACTTCCACTTTAGCATCATCGTCGGTCAGCGCCGCTGGATTCTGCAAGTCCAGTGTGTCGTTGATATCATCGTCTCCGAATAGTTCAAAATGAGTCTCTGGGGTAGTGAATCCCACGCCTGACTCATTGAGAGTAACCAATTTCTCTCGAACATATTCGCGGTCGGTTGCATATATGAGTGTCGCGCTAGGAGCCCTTGCTCGCGGACACAGGTGTTTCTGATGTTCCTTCAGACTATAGAGTTTCTGGTTGAACTCCACGGCTTTCGCAGCCAGGAGACCTCTACCCTGATCACTCGGGTCACGCAGTTCCTCATTACTGCATGTTACCCAAGTCTGGAACGTCACACACTTTTTTACCAACTCGGCGGCCTTGGCGGAAGGGCCGTCTCTGAGCATTGGTACAACTCGCGTCTTCTTCGGATAACGCTGGTTGCACGCAAGCTGAAACGTGACATCGGACTGGTCTGTCACAGCTTTTGGCTCTCTTTCTGGGTCTCGATTCCGCATCACTCCGTCGCACAACATGCGATCGAGGAGCGACGGGAAGAAAGCAAGGGGGGCGTCTGTGTCATGAGTTAGAGACCCATCTGCATGAATCAATGGAAACCCTAGACCGCCAAAGGCCTTCGGGATCCATATTGGCAACTTGCACCGCGTCAAAGCCTCCTTATGGAAGGCAATAACAGCAGTGTAGTAGTCCATGCGCATGTGTTTGGGGACTCGCTCGAGGCACCATGCCACTGTGTCACCAAGTGACACCCCTTTCGTAGTGGTCGAACCTAAAACTCTCTCAAGGATTTC